ATGGCAAAGACCTCCGATGATTTCTTGAGTAAAACGCAAAAACGTTGAATGACCTATGGGACGCCGACCAAATACCGCAATTCTTGCTCAAGCCGCTGCCACCGGCGTCGGTTTGCGGCAGGCACGGCGCCAGCTTGAAAAAAAGCAAGGCGTGCTCAACGCAAAACCGATGAAGCCGATCGAGGGCATAGGGTTAGATGGCGAGATCGACCGGCTAGAATCCCTGGCCGCCACCTTGGGCGAAGCCGCCAAGGAGGCCAGCGGCCCGGAACGGTCTAGCCTGATCGGCGACTACACTAGAGTGGTAGAAGCTCTGCGAAAAATGAAAGGCGATCGCCCTGATATCAATGAAGCAGAGGGCAAAATGGTGCCGATCGATGAGGCCGACAAGATCCTAGCCCGACGCGATAACGCCCTTATCCCGCTTCTGATGGGCATGGCAAAGCGACTGGCACCGATCTGTGCCCACCGTACGGCCGCCGAGATCCAGATTGAGGTGCAGAATGAGGTGGGGCAGGTGATGCGACAAGTGCAGGCGGCGCTGTGAAGGCGGCCGAGCAGTTACTAAAACGCGAGCGTAGCCGGTGGAACTTTGAGCCACCACCAAGCGTAATCGAGTGGGCCGAGAAGTACGTGCAGCTGGACAGCCGGATCACGGCACGCCCAGGACTGTACTCAACCAGCTACACACCCTACGTGGCCGGCGTGCTAGAGGCGTTGGCCGATCCGGGCGTGCATACGGTAACGCTTTGCTGGGGTAGTCAGACAGGCAAGACGCTGACGCTAGCGGTCTGGCTGGCATACCGAATTGCTAACGACCCAGCGCCGGCTTTACTGGTCATGCCTAACGCGGATCTGGCTAGGTCGTACAGCGAGACGCGACTAACTCCGATCTTTGAGAAATGCAAACCAGTGCGGGCACTGTTCCCATACGATAGCGACGACTTTAAAATTTTAGAAATGCAGTTTACTACCATGACCCTAAGCCTGGTCGGATCGAACTCGCCAGCAAACATCAGCTCGCGGCCGGTGTGCATCGCGGTGCTGGATGAGCTGGACAAGTTTGCTCCACCGACAGAAAAGGAGGCGGCCGCATATAACCTAGCGCTAGAGCGCACCAAAGCCTTTCCTAGCCGTAAGCACGTGCTGACCAGTACGCCGACGCTAAGCACTGGCGATATTTGGCAGAACTACCAAGCAGGCACGCAAGAAACCTACCATGTGCCCTGCCACAAGTGCGGTGAGTTTCAGGCCATGGAGTTTGGGCAAGTGCGATGGGCCGACAGCGCCAGGCAAGAGGATGGTCGATGGGATCTGCAGAAGGTGGCCGAGACAGCTTTCTATCACTGCACCAAATGTGACGAGCCATGGAACGAAGGAAACCGCAGGACGGCGATCGAGCAGGGCAAGTGGGTGGCAGCAAATGCAAACGCAGAGCGCGGCCGGCGTAGCATGCGACTGCCCAGCTGGTACTCGCCGACCGTCACCTTTGCGGATTGCGCCAAACAATTCCTCACGCAGAAACATTATCTGCATGGGTTACAGGGATTCGTAAACGGATGGAGCGCGATGCCTTGGGAAGATCAATTCGACGACGATAAATCTATCGACATTCCCGCTGGTGCCTTTGCCAAAAAACAGGAATGGGAAGTGGAACATATAAAACTGGCGGCCATAGACCGACAGATCGACGGCTACTGGTATGTAGTAAGAGCATTTACCAGAGACGGCCAGAGCCGATTGATCGATGAGGGCAGGGCAAGGACGATCGAGGACGTGGCGCAGCACCTAAATGCTTTGGGTGTACAGCCACAACACACGGCGATGGATAGCGGATACGAGGCGCAGGATTCCTATCGAATTTGCGCAAGGTACAAATTCAAAGCATTGAAGGGCGAGGAGCGGCCCAACTACTGGATCGATACCCCGAAGGGCAGGTTAAAATCGGTGCACTCATCGGAGCAACCGACTGACGCGGGCTGTATGCTTCTGCTCCTCAGCTCGCCGGCCTGCCAAGATCTTCTGGCATGGTTACGCCGGGGGCAGGGGCCGAGGTGGGAGGTGGCGCATGACGTGTCGCCTGATTACAGAGAGCACATGAGCAGTCACAAAAAGGTGCATCGGATAAACCGAAAAACTGGCAGGGATCTCTACGAGTGGGTACGGATAAAGTCTAGGCAGGATCATTTATATGACTGCGAAACATACCTAGCTGGCTTCGCGGTGTACGGCAAAGTGATCAAGCCGACAGCCTCAATGGCGGAAACGTTGACACCTGCAGAGGCGTAATGGCTATTTCCCGCAGACTCGTGCGGGCTGTCGCAACGGATTATCTGGCACAAGCATCCGGGGTAACGGCCAGCGCAATCACCGACCTCGCCGCCGACCGCAACGCAGCTATGTCGGGCGCAGCCTCTGGTCGTGCCTTAGTGGGATCATCGGCCGGTGGCCAATCGGCCAGCTTCCAACTCGATATGAAACCGACAGAGCGTGTGGTGCTTTTCCAGTCAGCGATCGATTTCTTAAGCGGCATCAGCGTTAGCCGCACCAACGCAGACTTCAGCTCAATCTTAGACAGCTAATATGGCTAAACCGCTTTCATTGGTTCGCAGATTCGGTGCTGGGGTAAAGGCATTCTCGGCTGGCTTTGGTGCTGGCATCAGCACGTTCCAACCCTACGAAGCCGCAGGCTTTTCTAGGAAACGCCCAGTAATTTACGGGGCGCACGCTCGCGATTCTAAAGCAGATCTAAACGAAGGCACGCGGGTTGAGCTGCTTAAGCTGGCCCGTCACATGTACCGCAACGTCGGGCTGATTAAAGGGGCGGTCGATTCGATTGCCACCTACTCAGTCGGGCCGGGTTTACGGCCACAGTATCGCGGGAAGAATGCGGAGTTTGGCGCATTATGTGAGGAGTACTGGCGCGACGTAGTAACTCCTAATCCAGAAGTGACCGGCCGCATGACTTGGTCAGATCTACTCATGGCTCTGAGCCGATCCATCGACGTGGACGGTGACGTGTTTATCATCATGACCGAGAACGGTAAACTGCAGGTGGTGGAAGGGCACAGAGTTTGCGAGGCCGACCAATACGGCACGGCCGACGGCGTGTTCCTTGGCAAGCTCGGCGAGCCTACCGCTTATCTAATTCAGACGGGCGACGATTACCGCAAGATCCAAGCAGAGGCGATCATGCACCTGATGGAGATCGAGCGGCCTGATCAGATCCGTGGCGGCTCATCACTAGCCCGCGCACTCAATCACGTACGCGATCTAAAAATGTTGGGCGAGTTTGAGAAGGACGCACTAAAACTGCAGGGCAGTATTGCTGCGGTAATCACAACGGCCGAAGGCGACGCCTTGGCTAACACTGGCGGATTCTTTGGCAACATCCAATCCCTAGACACCGGCGAATCCAGCATAGCTAGGGAAGAGATCACATCTTCTGCCACCATCCCTCGGCTCGGCCCAGGCGAAAAGATTGAGATGGTATCACCGACCAGACCCAACAGCAGCTTTGAGCCGTTCGCAAAATTCCTGATTCGCGATGTGGCGATGGGCTTGGGCTTGCCGGTAGAATTTGTTTACGACCCAGCAAGCGTCGGTGGAGCTGGTATGCGGTTCGTGGTGGCAAAAGCGCAGAGGAGATTTGAGCAACGGCAACGGCTACTCATCGACCGATTCTGTAATCGCGCATGGCGCTACTTTATTGGGACAGCGATCGCTAACGGTGATCTGCCGGCTGATGAGGACTACGCCAAGGTTACATGGCAGACGCCTAAGTCTTTGACGGTGGACGCCGGGAGAGAGGCACAGCAAGAAAGAGAGAACTATAAGGCAGGGCTATCCAGCCTCCAAAGCTACTTCGGAGAACTTGGCCTAGACTGGGAAGAGCAGACCCGACAGATCGCAAAAGAAAAAGAGTTTATTGCTAGCCTTGGCACGGTTGCCCCCGAGGTAGACGAAGCCGCACCCGTACAGCCAGTCGACGAAGCACCGGCGGTAGACGAAGAGGCGACCGAGGAAGTCAAAGATCCCAACGCTGAGCCAAGTACGGAGTTGTCGGCCAAAATCCAAGAAAGCATTAAGAGTATTAACCAGGTTTTATCAGAATCCTTCACCATGAAGGACGATCCAGATTTTAACCTTTCTGCAAAAGAGCTGGATATGGTGGCCAAGGCCGTCGGGTTAAAAGACAAGAAGCCAAAAACTAATCGTAAAAAGTAGTTGTACGCACACTAGCCGCCCATACGATTAGGGCGTGGGTAGCAATTCGCCAGATTCGGCCACGGTCTACTATGATGACGGCACGATTAGTGTAAGCGGCAGGATAATTTCGGTCGGTGCTCCATTTAACCAAACGTACAACTTAGCCAGTATTGTGGGCATTGCTCACGGCAAGGATAAGAGCGGTCAACTTGTTTCCTTAATGTGGACTA